AGACCCCACAGTCATAGGCGGTAATGGTGCGCCTTGCATAGCTGAAGGAGAAACGTATGTAGGTGACATTGCACCTTGAGGCAATTGATTAAACGAAGAAAGCCCTTCATTGACAGGCAACCCACCCCTAACAGCTTCAAAAGGCTGGTTCATTATGGATGTGGATGGAGTTGCCTTAGCCGCTTCTGTTACCACAGGATTAGCTGCTTTCACGCCTTCCATAGCCAAGCTTTCGCCTAGGGTACCCCCGCCATAGGCACTTAAACCGGCCATCAAACCTTTTTCTATATTTCCACCGCTTAAAAGGGCAGTGCCCCCGCCGACTATCAAGCTAGCTGTAAACGGATTAATCATTCCGCCGGACATACCGGTCAAAGCCGCCCCCGCCACCATAGGCAAAATAGCCGACAAAAAACCAGCTTCAGGCAAACCTGTGCTAGGATTGACAGTCAGAGAACCTCCGTGAGCTTTGGCAATATCTTGTAAGCTCTTGACTTCTCCATGAGACATATGGACAAGCGTTGTATCGGGGCCTCGACCTTTGGAAGCTAAATGTTGGGCAGCAATTTGTAGGCTCATAATTGCCTCTTGAAATATGGGTTGATATATGTTATCACGTTCAGTCCAATTAACCAACTTTCCAGTTGGTTCCGTCCGAGTACACGGGCACTTTTACAGCACCGCCGCCGACCACTGTTAAGCCGAAAGTTGGCAACAAAGCATCCGTTACAAAAGCTAAGGTTCCCGCGCCCGAAGTTGCTGCGTTGGGTAGAGTGCTTACCGTGTAAACATTGAGCTTTATGTTAGACGCTGCTTGTAGCTGCCGGATGGTGTTGTCTAGCTGGTTGAAGTACAAACGCAAAATACTGTTTAAACTGTCCAAGTACCGCTGTTCGTACTCTGTAGGGGCATTTGGCAAACGTGGAGCAGCGATGGGATTTATGGGGTTTTCCGAAGTGACTACGTATGTCATTAATTACCTCGTCTGCCGTCGGGTTTGATATCAATCCTAGGTGCGCCTAGCTGCCAAGTTGTACCTACTTGATTGGATTCCACTTTAAACGCCATCTGCCTGCCCCGAACTCGGGTATTGATCTGACCCGTAAATTGCTCAACGGTGTAAGTTCCAATCCTAGCCACGGTTCCATTGTCCACACCGCCCACGGAGGGAGGCACGTTGTACCCCGAGCCTGAGTTTTGTAACGGCAGCAAAGTCATAGTAACCTGCGGCGTACCGGAGTCCGAGCCCCTGAATGTAATGTCGGGCAGCATCCTCCACACAAACCCAAAGTTGTGTCCGTCGCCAATATCAAACTCAGAGGATGTGATGTAGGCATTAATAGGCAAGGTAGTACCGGTTTCGTTGTCGTCTACGCCGGATTCTTGGTTAACTATGTTGTACGTATAGGTTGCTGCAATCGGGAATTGACGCAAGCCGGAATCTAGCCAAGCCGTTCTAGCCATAGTGCCGTAGTACCAAGCATCTTCTAGATAGTTGTACACCACGTACTTATCCACGGTATTGGAATTTGTGGAGCAGTAGAACCACCAAACTTCATTAAATGCCTCATTTGTGCTGGCAAAAATCTGTTCTGCTTGGGCTACGTTAATGTCTTGGAAAATGTACTGCCTCAGATCGCAGCGCAGGGTGTTGGTGCGTCCGTCGTATTTGTAGAACTTGTCAATGCCCATCCAGTACACCACGCCAGAAGCAATCGCGGATGCATTAGGCCCCGCAATAGATACGTTGTCCGCCAAAAGTTGATTGCCCCAAATGTAGGGGGGGCCCAAGTACTGAAGGGAGTACAAAGATGAGTCCGACCATATCAAAATCTCCTGCCGACTCTGCATTGCGGTGACAATCTTGGAGCCGTGAGAAAGCCGGATACTACCTGCCTGATTGGTGATAGAGGGTGTCCAGTTGGTTACGGATTCTTGGTCTGACCAGCGCACCAACATGGGGTCAAATGTGGTAGATAAATAGTCGTTTGTGCCAAAGCAAATGGTGAACCTGCTGGCGTCTGAAACCAAGAAATAGTTTTGCGAAAGCGGCACATCCGACGCTCCGGTCAGAGACGATACTGGGACGCCCCTTGGAGAAATGCTGTGTGTCGGAGTCTGCGTTCCGGTAGTGTTGATCAACGCCCCAGATGGTGTTGCGGACAAGTTAAAAACCGTGCCGACTACGTTACGAGCGTAGTATGTAGTACCCACAACCAAGCCCGTCGGCAAAGAACCTGTTGTAGTCAGTGTAAACGCATCGCCCTCAGACAAAGAGATTGTAGATGTTACGACCGCTGGGGATGCGATTGTGACCGTAAATGTTGCACCTGTAAGCCCCAAACCAGCGTTCCAGTAATAGAGAGGGCCTCCACGAGGGCCGTAGATTAGGTCTTCACCAAAGTTGTTTTGGTTCCATAACCGCAAAGGATCGGTAGAGGTGGAGCCGATACCCCAAGCACCCGCACCCCAAGCACCTGCACCCCATCCAAACAAAGGTTGGGCAATAGCAGGCCCGGTGTTGACTTGGTATACCGCATAGACTGTGCCGCCGCCCGTGGCGTTGGAAGATGCAGTCCCTAGAACTTGGATGGTGTAAGTTGTACCGCTATTAAAGGTCAGGCGATACTCGCCGTTTACCGTAACTCCGCCAACAGCGGATGCATTGTAGAAAGTTACGTAGTCTCCGTTCTTATATCCTAGCGCTGCGTCCGTCACTGTAACGGTTGTGTATCCGCCCGAATTGGTTGCGGTATTGGTTGTAAATGGGTTGGTTAATGTAACCTCTGCGCGTATGGGCGTGATGTCGTAGTAGACCCCGCCGTTTTCGATGTAGAACTTCTGATCAGTGCCGACGCCGACAAGATTCTGAAACCCGAGTGTGACCCAAGCCCACAAAGACCGGCACACCCCAATAAAGGTCGAGGAAGATATACGCTGCCAGCCGCCTACTTTTTCGGGTGTGCCTTGTCTAAATCGGATTTTGTCGCAGTCGTACCAACCCCCTTCGGTGGTGTACCGAGTATTCTCCCGATTAACTCCGGGTTTAAACAGTATTTTTTGTAGAGGCACAATTTATCCTAGCAACGTCACCTCGGCTTGGCGTCTTTTTAGCAATCCGGGCAATACCTTACCACCGCCTTTTGTCCAAAGCATCAGTTGTTCTTTGGCTCCATCCCAGTCTTGGGCGTTAATTTTGCGCTTTAACGTGCTGGTTTGCAACCTGCCCACACCCAAATTGTAACAAAAATCCACTATAGCATTGCATTTGCGCTCGTTCGTGGCTAGGACGGGGCAGTTTCTTAAAACTCCAGTTAGGTATGTATGCTGTAGCTCGCCCATTAATAGATCATTAGCGGCTTCTTGGCTTATTGATGAGTCATTCAATGTGACTTTCTTGCCATCAGCGTAGTAAGTCGATCCGTACCCAATGGTGGGGATTCCCGCAGGGCAAAGATAGGGCTTTGCTCTGAAGCCCTCAAATCGCTTGCAAAGCTCTGCGGCAATCTCTAGGTTCATTACAAACCTCGCCAAGTTTTGCCATTTTTTGCATAACCAACAACAGATTTCACCACGCCATACATAGCCGCAAGCTTTGATAGCGACAAAGTTGATGAACGAATGTTTAAAACATCTTCTTTTGTTAATTTTGCACGAGGATTTTTTTCTCCGCTTCTATCACTAAGACGACCTTTTTTTATGCAATCCTGTATATTGATTTTGGCATCCCCAACAAATAAATGATTTGGGTTAACGCATTTGGGATTGTCGCAAGAGTGACAAAGATATTGTTTAGAGCTTTCTAGTGGCTTGCCGTGCGTCAATTCCCAAGATACTCTGTGGGCAAGTTTCATTGAGTAGCCCTTAGACCCATCGTTTTTGGGCATACCAAAACTACCGTACCCCTTGGTATCCAATGAGGCAAGCCATTCCCAGCATTCATCTTGGTCTTTTACATCAACTTTTGACCAAAATCTTTCAGCAACTGTAGCGCCCCGCATGTAATTGAAAGCTTTTCCCATTACATCAGCTTTCTTTTGGCCAAACTGCGGTCAAGTATCCAGAAATTTATTACACCAGAGAGCAAAGCCATGTCGTCTACAGACCATGCATCTTTTAACAATTCGGGGACGGGTTGGCCGCTTGCATAGCCAATAGCCATTGTGGCGGTCTTAAACACTCCGTACAACAACAGGAGGTAGTAGGTCATTACAGGGCGCACAGAAGCGGATAGAGAGGCTGCCCAGCCCCCTGCTGCTGCGACCATTTCTGCTTGTTGGTTGATGGCGGCGTTGAAAGCATCCATCACGCCTGAGTCTATGGTGGCTTCTTTTTGTGCGCCAATTTCTGCGAGTTTCTGTGAGCCTTTGACTTTTTCTAATTCGCATTGTTTTTCAAACATGGCCAGCTCATGTTCGCGCTCGTTCTTCTTGTCCCAGAACTTAATTGCTTCAGGCACTAAACGAAAAATGCCCCCAAGAAGGGAGCCAACAATACCGCCACCGAGAAAATCAAACATACGTCACCCTTTCTTGTTATACAGCTCAAACAAGACTTTTACCTTTTCCTCAAGGACTGCGACTCGGTTATCAAGCTTTGCA